TTGCCACCCATAGCCTCTGCTCCGATTATGCGTCCCTTTGGCATCTGTCCAAAGCCTATGACAAGAACACCCTTTGTATTGTTGTCAGCGTCCGTGGACACCCATAAGTCGCTTTGTTTGTTCAGAACTCTTTTTACGATGTCCTCTGCGTCATATATATCAGAGCAGTTGCTTTTTATTATTGACTTTTGTATGTGCTCGAAACCTTCCCCAAGTTTCTTCATCAACAGGTGGCTATTATGGTTTACCAGCTTATAGCTTAGTCCATACTCCAGCGGCGTTGTAAAAATATATTCCTTCTCCGCTTCCGGGGTTCCAGTTAGTGCCATCAGCATATCGTATATTACCCTGTTGTGGTTTCTCCGGCGGAGAGTTCTGAACGTCTAGGTGTCCGTCTCTGACCAACTCTAGGACCGTCCTGATCTCTTGAAACATTTCGTCCAGAAAACGAGGCAGGTCTTGTGGATCACTTGGTGCAAGTGTTGGGTCAAACCGTAGAAACTCTCTGCTCATCGGTCAGACACAACCTCTGCTTCTACAGCGTACCCAGACAGATCAAACTGGCTAGCAGTCTCGCTTTCAATCTTGATCGCCATATACCTGCCACGTACCCTACAGTCTACCTTTGAGTCTTGTCCTATTTCAAACGACACCGGGTCATTGTAGGACACACCTTGGAACGGCTGTAGCTCAGAGCCAATGCTAATGTTTACGGTGCCAGTACCTTCGATCCTAGGATAGACACGGGTGATCGACTTGACTGCATCGGTGCGACCAGCGGACAAACCAACGCGCTCTAGCCGTGTGGTGAAAGCAGTGCCGTCAAACGTGGTGCCGCTGTCTGCCAAGTAAAACTTGGTGTCGTTGGTTCCACACATCAACAGCGAGTCAATGGCCGGGTTGTACTCTTGCTGCGCCCATGCCAAGGTATTTGTTTCCCATGTTCCTGTAGATGCTGTCCATGTGTTGGTCAGTGCAGGATTGACCAGACCTTTGGCAATGAAGTTTACGTTAGGCAGATCACGGAAGGTCCAAGTGTTCTCTCTGTAGTTCCAGATCAGGGCTACGTTTGGGAAACCATTGGTAGCTCCTGTCTGGGGGAAGCAAATCCAGACTTCGTTTCTGATCTTGTTATGCGCCAAGAACGTCTTGTAGTAGTACGTGGAGTCGATCTCGGAAAACAGGAATGTCTTTACCTTGTCGTCAATAACGCTTTTAATGGTGTTGCCATTATGTATCATTACGTCGTTGGTAGACATCATCACGTGCCTGCCATCGCCAAGGTCAACCACTGCGTCTCTGGCAAACAGGCCAGTGTCTTTGAACTTCTCTCTGACGTTAAACGTAAACGCACCACCAACGTAGTTCAACGCAAACACACTGTCTTCTTTGTAGACGATCAACTCGTTGCCAAGCTGTAGACCGTTGAGCACATGCCCCTTGGTGCCAGTCAGTGAAGTCTCTGCCGACTCACTGGCTGTGCTGGCAGTGTTCCAAGTGTTTGTACCGTTCGTAGCTGCACCGGCAGGGATTGCATCGCTCCACCTGATGGTAAACGGTTTAGCTGCTCCACTGTCCGTCAGGTTCAGTGCAATCAAGTGGTTTCTGAACGGCACAATTGCTTTGCAACGCAGCGTAGACGGCCAATCGGCAAGGTCAGTAAACTGTGAACCAGCTTGAGTAAAGCTCTGTGGTACGTCTAGTCCATTGGTGCAGACCAGCACACCACCTAGCACACCGCCTTGCCAGTTGTTCTCAGTGCTGGCAAGAGTTGTATAAGACCCGCTAGACCGTGTGACAGTGCTGTGCGTAACACCGCTGATCTTATATAGTTCAGTCAGGCCACCATATATCCACAAATCGGTGGTCCCTTGTAGCCAGCTGATAGCCCAATAGGGAGCAGCGGTGGGCGTACCCAGAACCTGCGAGTGGCCAAGTATCTTACCAGCTTTGCCATCTAGAAACCGAGCGTTCTGAACATCGCTGAAAAACGTAGGAGGCATGTCATACGGTGACAAGTCCTTGTTCAGCGAGAATCCGCTGTCTGGTGTCGCTGCTACGTTGAAAAGTTCTTTTGCCATTAACCAGAGCCAGTCGCTGTCTGTTCAGTCCACGTGGTAGATTCAAACTCTTGCAGAGCTATAAGGTCGCTGTCCTCCATCAGGATGTTGCCACCCTCTTCTTGGATCAGACAAAAGTTTTCTATTACCCAGTTGGTAGGCATCTAGGCACCCCTGCGCACCAACGAGCCGGGATCGCCCTGTACGCTCATAGTCATCACCGTGCCACCGTACCGGGCAGAGTCCTCAGACTTCTTGATGTCGTCCATAGCTTTCTGGAAAATACCGCCAAAACGCTGTAGCTGTTCTGTGTCGTTGAGGAAGATCGCACCTTCCATGCAAGCTCCAAACAGGTATAGGTCAGGAAACTCCGCCAAGACATTATTAGTTGTTACACTGTCGGACAGCGGGTTTAGCTTACCGAAGTAGTTGATGCTTACAGTATACGCAGCATCTGGAGTTGGCGAGAGCTTAAACGTCTTTCCAATATTAGTATAGGCCCGTGGGAAACCTTGCGACGTTGCGCCATATTCTCTGCTGAGCGACTCAGGAGATAGATAAGACAGAGCATAGCTGGAGGACGTAGTGTCATAGGTAATGTTCCGTAGCTCAATCAGATCGTCTGGCAGATCATAGAAAGCCGTACCAGACGTGGTAGTTGTCTGCGCCCTAGCTACGTTTGCACGGATGCGCAGTTCCCTGTTCAAACGGTTCTCAGTAAGCGTGATGAAATCAGGAATGACACTGGTAAGGTCATCCCTGTTCAGGTAGTTGGCTACGCTGGTCTTCAGCTCTGAGTACGTTGAAAGGCTCATTACAGATGGCTCTCATGTGTGCGAAGGAACCTGTTCTCAGGATCATTCAACAGTTGTTTAATCTTGGGCCAGTCATTCTTGTTCATGATATCGACGCCAAGTTCACGCTTCCATTTCTCAATGACAACCAACGGAATGCTGGCAACCTTGCGCATACCGGCAACATTGTCTCCGGTGCCGTACATGGAGTCACCGTTGATCTCTTTTTTGTTAAGCTCCAGCAGAGGCTCAACGTCCTGCACGTTCTGGAGAATAACTTTTTCTTCGTTGTGATCGTAGCGAAACTTGGTTTTGATAGGGTCGTTCATGATAACCTCTTGTTAAAGTGGGGGAGAGCACACAGCCCTCCCCCTTGTGGCTTACGACAGGTCGTAGACCGCACCGAGCGCCTTCTCGTTCTTACAAACGAGAGTGTACTCGGCGATGATCGCACGCTGCTCGCCGTCAGACGTGCTGGCAACTTCGCGCTGGAAGAACGGACGCAGATAAGCCACGCCGTAAAATTCCGGGTCGAGAAGCCATACATCGCGAGAACGCTGGAAGCGGTTAGGAACAACCGCCATTTCACCGAAATCGCTGACGTACACGTCCATGCCGCCAATGATGCGCTGGTCAGCAACGTCGTTAAAGTTGCTAACACCGGCTGAACCACCAACACCAACGAAGCTGGAGAAGGTCTGCTTCTGCGCAGGAGCCATCATCAGGTACTTGATGTCAGCGCCTTCGTCATAAGCGGACAAGATCGCCGCCTTGAGCAGGGCTTCCGTGAACGTCCGGGCCGTACCATCGGTACGAGCCGCAGCGCCAGCACCAGCACCGTTGGCACCGTCGGATGCCTTGGAGATGTTGGTGTTGACCCACGTGGTCAGGGAGCCGAGCTTACGCACGGTGCTGTCAGCGGACATCGCTGCTTTGGCGGTGTTAACACCAACCATCGCACGTTCCATATCGCGCTTCAGTTCCTTGGAACGCTTGGACATCTGATAAGCCAGTTCCTCCCGACGACCCGCCTTGCTAACGGCGTCAAGAGTACCGGAGACCAGCGTGGTTTTCAGGCTGATCTGGCAGATGTTACCAACACGAGTCGTGGCAGTCGGCTCAGCAGCTGTGAGCGTTGCACCTTCTTCGTGATGGTTGTTAGCAGCCGCTGCCAAGGCATCGGTCTGCCATTCGTGGTTGACTGCAATCGCATCCATGCGACCGCCCATTGACATAAAGGGCGTATCAGTCGGGGAAATGTCATAGATCACATTCTCCAAGTCTTCGCGAAGACCAGCAGAGGAGAAGGTGACGTAGACACCAGTAGGCTGTGCCATGTGTAGTCCCTCCTTATAGGGTTATGAGATTAAGTCCAGAAAAACATCCGCAGCATCACGTGCATTACCTGTTTTCGCTAGTCTTTCTCGCTTAGCCTGCACCACCTTCTTAGCCTTTTGGGTCTTAGTTTGTGGTGTACCAGACTTAACAACCTTGGGAACTGGTTTGGCCCTTTTAACACCTTTCGACATCTGGTCTTGCATCATGGCCTTATGTAGGACCATAACGACCCGGTGATCGGTGATGCCATCTATCTCCTGCTCTGAAAAACCAAGACCTAGCCCATAGTTGCGCAGGTCGTTCTTCAGAGTAGAATTAGGATCGGCGTACTCTGGTAGCTTTTGCACAAGAAGTTCAGCTTCTTTCTGAATTTTTTCTTGTAGCACACTGGCCATTTCTGCTTCGTTCTGCTGCTGAACTCGGTAGCGTTCGTTGTTCAGTTCAGAAATCTTTTCCTTGGCCTCTTGGTACTCCAACCGTTTCTCCATGTATTCCATGGGGTCACTGTCTTTGAGTTCCTGCCAGTTAATGTTTTCATAACGCTGAAGCTCAGCATTCTGATTAGCTGACATATTTTCAAGCACCTGCGCATATTGATTACGCTCTGCTTGAACGGCCTCTAGATTGGCTTCGTAGGCTTTACGCTGTTCCGCTAAAGACTGCGACTTACGGGTATAGTCCGCTTGCCGCTGGTATCCGTTCCGTAGCTCGTCAAGAGTAACCTCAAATTCTTCACCGTCTATCTTGACAGTGTATGCGGTTTCCGTCTGTGCTTCCGGTTCTTCTACCTCGTATTCTACTTCTTCGGATTCGAGAGCTTCCTCCACTTCTTCCTCATCAGAGGCTTCAGCTTCGGCGACTTCGTACTCCTCTCCCGTATCGTCAGACTCGACTGCTTGTTCTGGATTAGTGGTCTCCTCACTTCCAAACATGACATCGAACATATTAAGCTTTGGCTGTTCGACTTCCCCTTGGGGATTGGTCTGTGCCTCACTCATTGTATTTACCTTTCTGTGTTTTCAATTTTGTCGCTATGGATGGTCGCTTCTAGGTCTTCCTGTATGGAACGCAAAGCATTAAGTTTCATCCAACATAGTTCTCTCTCTTGTCTTTCTTCAGCTATGCTCCATTGAGAGATCAAGTCATTGCTGAGTCGTTCTAGTGTATCTTTGAATACAGGGTTGTTCAAAATTGCACTAGCTTGGTTGGCTCTTTCCCTAGAGTCCATTATTATTTTCTCTTTCTGGCTTTCATCTGTGCTGTTTTTGATAGCTCAGAAAAATGAAAAAGTTTCTTGCTGTTTTTTCCGTGACGTGCACCGCTATGAAGCTCACCATTAGGCATCTTATGAGTGCCTCCGGTGTGCTTGGTACCGTCTCGAAAATAATGTGCAACACCTTTTGCCATTATTTCTTCTTCCTCTTCTTTTTCTTTTTCTTGCGAATTGGTTTGGGATTTTGTTTATATGGAGCTTTATATGGCACGGCATCCTCCTACCATTTTTTGCAAGACCAATATCTTGCGGTAAGTTTGCTAGGCGGGCTAGTATCACATTTGTGCCTAGCTCTAAAACTTTTACGACGCTTTGGCTGGTCTTTCTTGATAGACATATTCGGATCGCCAAACCTGACCAACCTGACCTTGTCTCCCTGTTTTGCAAGCACGGCAAACTTCTTAGACTTGCCGGGAGTCCTCTTAGGTTTATTATATCCGGAGAACCGCTCGCCTCTGTAGTTGATTGCCATGTTAGCTCTTTATAATAAAATTAATTGGCTGAACCTTCAGGGTGTCTGTGCCAGTGGCTGCGCTTGCGCTCACCGCTGTGCCTAGCACAAAGCTGCCACCTACACCTACGGGGAAATATGTGCGATAATCTGGTACGTTAAAGTTGGAACCTGATCCGCCAAAGGTGGTGCCTATCACAGCGTACAAATCTGAATACGTAGATGTTGAATAGGAACTACCATCGCACAACAGAAAGTCATTTACACCACTGATGGTCTGGGTGGTAGGAATGGTGTTAGAGGCGTACATCAAGACGCTGCCAACTTCAAAACCGTGTTTGTTAAACTGTGCCGCAGTTGGGTTTACAGCTGTGGTGGACAGATTAGGAAACTGGGTTTTTAGGACAGACTTGATTAGCCTGAGATGATCGTCTCCTTCGGAGATGTTATCGCCAGCTGCCGGGTATGCCGTGTTAAGCTGGCTAATATAGCTGGCGGATTCTACCGTCATCTTTCACTTCCTTTTCCTATTATAGCACGATTACAAAGGTTTGTCAAACTGCCAAGTTTTTTTCGCAGATTGACTTTGTCATAATAATGTTGGGCATTTGTGTTATGGTGTTTTCAATTGAGAGCTTGTAAAGTTCGCACTGTTGTTTTGTTTCAAATGGCCCGGTCATTGATTTCTCACTTACTTGATCACCACTGGCCATCATCAGGGGTAGCAGGATCACAGACAAATAATAAAACATCAATCAAGCTCCGGCCAGTCGTACAGGATTCCAGATTTGTTTCCATCACCGTCGTAGCTGACAAACAACGCAGCGATGGCGTTAGTGTCGGCAGCGTTAGCAATAGCCGTTTCCATCTCTGTGGCTTTGGATCGAATTGCTGCACGGTAAGTTGCGATGTTCTCCGGTATATCCGTACCAGCGTCTGCCTTGCGGATCACAGCCCAGTCAGTTTGGGACAACAGTGAACCTTGCTGTGCTTTGACTTCGGCGATCAGGTTTGACTTGACACCCGGCGTGACAACTTGTTCGCCGTCTTCCATGATCGGATCGCCGTTTTCGTCAACTGCATTAACGTCATCCAGTGACTTAGCTGTACTAGCAACCGTACCGTCGTCGTTATGACTCCAGTTGTACAACCGGCTGTCAGGTGCGGGCTGTTGTACGATCTCAGTGATACCTAGTTCTGCCTTACGCTCTGCGCTGTAGGTGTGCCAGCTTGCCGGATGCGTAACTCCGTCTCCGTCAGTCCACGCTTTACCGGGTCGAATGGTTTGCCCGTGGCAGCATTTATAGATTGATGTCATGTGTGCCTCCTATCGGGCGGTTGCTGTTTTAAACGGTGACTCAGCAAATGCCATGTAAAAATAATCACCACCACTAGTATTCATTGCTGTATTTGTAGTTTTTACCTTGAAACCATTTGACAAAAATGATACTTTACGACTACCAGTAGGATTATCTTCTTCGGCATTTGCATCATTTACGTTGATTTTAGTATTCAGTTCATTTCCGGCTGTTGGGTTAGTTCCGGTCGAACCAGCAGCAGAACCAAAATTACCAGAACCTCTAGCTGTATCAATCATGTTCCACCCCTCAAGAGCATCGTATCGCCGAAACAGAACAAGTCTAGGCTTAAAACCTGTGTAGACAAAAGGCCCATTAGTTGAAGAACCATTACCTTCATAGCTACCAATTTTTGAGAATCCTTCTACTTCTGCAAAAACATACGCTACATAAGTTCCGCTAGAGTTATTGATGTCTCCGCCAACTCCTATAGTGTAAACACTGCTAGTCGGCGTTGCTCTATATTGCTCAGTATTACTTACGGGTGCTGCACTTGAGTTGATATAAAATGCTTGGTTAATACCAAGAGGATCAATGTATGTAGTCCAGTTACTACCAGAAGCATTGCGTCGTTTTGTAATTATCATTTTTGGCGCTATACCCAAACCATGCCCAATAGTCTGATTATCAGAACCGTTGCCACTATAGGTCAATATAGAAAAGCCTGAAGTTGTATTTGCTGATACCGTTGACGTAATATCTCCATCAGTGTTGCTACTACCGCTTCCGTTTGCTTTCCAACACCATGCAACATATCCACCAGCATAGTTTACACGCTGATCATCGCTATCATCGTCCAGCGTAAAACCGTCGCTATCTAAGGAGATAAGAGTGTTTGTTGCTCCGCCTTGTCCCTCTGAATCTCCTATGTTAGGACAGAGAAATCCATTGCCACCTGAAACGCCACGAACAGCATCAAATGCAGCATGTGACGCAGTGGTATCACGGTCTTTAATCCAAACCCAATCCGGCTGAAAACCAAGGCCGGTAATTGCATGGCCGTCTGTATTGTTGCCAGTATAGAGAACCGTTTGAAAGTAGTCGCCCGGATTAGAAATGGTTGGGTCGGGTAGGGATTCGGTAGACCAAGAATTAAATCCAGTGGGGATTGTGTAAGAAAAACTGGACTGACCAAAATTAAAAGTTTCGCTCGTACCGTTGAAACAGCCGTACCAAGGGGCAATCTTATATCCTATTCTTGCAGTCCAAGTTCCCGTGGCATTTGTTCCATTGGCCGGATCACCGCTGTTATACCAAGTTCCGTTGACCCCAACCCAAAATTTCATGGTATCAACGTCGATAGCCATCATAACAACGTCGCCGTTGCTAAAATTCGCTGGCCCTGTATCGGGAGAACCGCCTCCAATAACTACACCACGACCTCCTGTCCCTACACCCCGGTAGTATGTGGTATCTGGATCGCTTTCTTCTTCAACATAATCGTTACCACTGACATCGGTCATCCAGCCTGCGAGAGCGTATGATCCGGCAGTTGGGGTCCACTCGTAGTACCACTTTCCACTTGGGGCAAAAAGAGTCCCCCTGCCGTGGTTCCAGCTATTTGTGCCGGAATTTGTGACGGTCAAATTTCCGTCACTCGTTGTTATTGCAGATGATTTATCTATTGGCGACATTACGCAGAAGTTGTTAGTAGGACTGTCTGACATCTGATCTGCCGCAGCCAAGCCTGATGACGTAAAGTCGTTGCCGTTGCCGCTACTGTCATCGCCCAACGCAGAACTGTCTTGGCCTTTCAGGTAATATCCGTTGACTCCGTAAGACCCTGTGTATTTTACCGGCACCCACTGCCCGGTGTCGCTGTTGGTTTTACCGAAGTCAGTTGGGGCTAATGCTTGTCCATCCACGAAGTTAATTTCGGCTAGATAAACATCGGAAGGGTTTGACCCACCGCCTTGATAACCAATTCTAATAAATTCTCCAGCACCACCCGTGTTGAAGTTTGTGACATATCCAGATGACGGGTTTGTTTCCAGACTGAAATCAGTGATCCTTGATCCGTTGTGATAAATTTTTATCCTGTCGGCGGCGGTTCCATTGTCTGTATCAAAAGCAACTACAAAATGACTCCACGCCGAAGGGTCAACAAAGGCTTGCGATGTAATTAGGTCGTATGCACTAGATGCTTGCCCAACTCTAAATTGGTTATCGCTTTCAAACCGAATGATTTCCCACGTTGACCCATTGGGGTCACCGCCAAAAAACAAACATTGGGTGGTAGATAAATTACAACGCTTTACCCAAAACGAAAATGTGCAATCAGTGCCGCTTGTCGGTGAGCCGCTGTAACTCGTATTGTCTAAATAAGCAGTGTCATTGTCATTGAACCGGATCGACTGATCGATTTCATACGTTGCCGCAGAAGACTTAGATGTGCCTTGGATAATCGACATTATGCAAACGCCGTGCTGGTGACCACATATGCGTTGGTGCCATCGTCGTAGTAGCTGAGCCAGTAGGTTCCAGCGGTGCTGATCGTCGTCGCCAAGTTCGCATCGCCCTTGGTCGTAGCCGCCAAGCTGATCGCATGCCCGCCTGTGTTAATCAGGAGGATGTTACCCGACTGCCCAGCGGTGTGGTTGGTGAACGTCAGAGTGCCTGTTCCGCTTGGGGTGCATTTGAAGTTGTTCGTAGCGTTCAGGTCAAAACTCAAGTCGTTGTCTGTGGTGATAGTTCCACGCTGGCTCACTGTAAACGTCTGTGCAGCGTCAGTGACAGCGTTGTCCGCATCAAATGCCTGCACGTCTGAGCCAATAGCCACGCCAAGGTTTGTACGCGCTGCACTGGCGGTGCTTGCACCAGTGCCACCGTGTGTTACGGCAAGATCAGTTGTTAGTCCTGTTAGGGCTGTAATATCGCTGTTTGAGCCACTGGCCGCTGCTCCGAGGCTAGTTCTTGCTGCGCTTGCAGTGGTAGCATTGGTACCGCCGTTGGCCACGGGAAGAGCACCTGTGACTTGACTGGTCAGGTCAATATTACCGCTTAGCTCACTGGTTGCTATGCTACCG